AGGTCGGCTCATCGAAAAGCATGATCTCCGGCTTCATGGCCAGAGCACGGGCAATGGCCACACGCTGCTGCTGACCACCTGACAGCTGGGAGGGGTAATAGTCCATGCGATCGCCCAGACCGACGCGCTGAAGCTCGGCCACGGCCAGGTCACGGGCGGCTTTCTTGGACTGGTGCTGCACGTGAATCGGGGCTTCCATCACGTTTTCCAGCGCGGTCATGTGCGGGAACAGGTTGAAGCGCTGGAACACCATGCCGAGGCGAGAACGCTGTGCGGCGATCTCCTTATCGTCCAGGGTCTGCAGCATGTCCTGGCCGTTGATTTTTCCCGCCGAACTCATCTGGGTCAGCGCCAGAGTGGCGGAGCCGATTTGTTCAGCCGTCAACCCGAACGCAGAGCCCAGGTCAATGATCTTGGTCATTTTGCTTACAGCCGTCTCTGCATCGTCCCCCATGTTGACCCACTGCCGGGCCAGGGGAATCAGTTGGTTGGTGTCATAAGAAGACTGTTCGCCCAGGTCCTTCATGCCATTGATCAGCTTCTCTGTCTCAGCAGAAGAACCCAGCACGAAATCCAAGCCCTGCCGCAGCACTTCCATGTTGGCAGAGGCTTCCAGAGCTTTTTTTCCGAAGCTGGTAATGGCTCCCAGGGTAAAGGCCCCGGCAATCATCCCTTTCAGCTTCCCAATAGAAGACGCCAGGGCATCGGTTTCGCTTTTGGCTTCCCGCATCCCCTGGGCTGCCTGTTTGGCCCCTTTTCCCAGGTCCGGCATGCCTGCATTGCCCACCTTTTTGCCGCTCAGTTCATCCACAGACCGGGTGACCTGCTTAATGACACTCAGGCAGCCATTGGCATCAGCCTTCAGCGTTACAGTAATTTCATGGTCGCTCATGTTTCAGTTTCTCCCTCCTTTCTTCCTCAGCCTTGGCCATGGCCAGCCATTCGTCCTGTTCCTCCTGGTACGTGGCCGTCCTGAAGTCCTCCGGGAGGAGTTTTGCCGGAGTCACCGGGCGTTTCGGAGACCGGTAGCCTGCATTGATCACGGGAGTGGTGATGAAAGAAGCGGTAAACATCCGCTGGTTCTTCATCCGCACCCCATAGCCTTCGATCCGCCGCTGGATCTCCCAGGGCGTGGCTTGTCCGATTTCGTCCCCGGTCATGCCCAGCTCCCCGTAACAGATGGGAAGGATCAACCCCACGTATTCGTCAAAAGACGTCCAGGGGGCTGATTTCCCCTCTACACGTTTTTTTCGATCTTTTCCTGTTTGGCTTCTTCTTTTTCTTCCACCAGGTCCTTGCTCTTCACCTTCATAGTCTTCAACATCTCATTGGACTTTTTCACCCCGAAGATGCCGGAAACCGCCAGGGTAATGAAGAACACCGCTTCGGCCTGCTGGATGCCTTCTTCCAGGGAAATAGCCTCCATGACCTTCCCCGCTGCCTTGGATTCTTCCTTGTCTCCGGCCGCAAAGAGCATGATCCGGTAGGCTTCCATCAGAGCAGCCAGAGGCATGGTGTTATGAACCTGCTGGAAGTCGAAATAGGATTTCCCGCCAAAAGCAACGGCCTCCAGCTCCTGGAGGCCGTTGATGGTCAGACGGAAATGATAGGTTTTCTTGCCAGCTTTGGCCCAGACGGTCCGGGTCACTTTGTTATACGTAATATCCATGGATAATCACCTTATTTTCCCGTTCCGGTAGTCGTAGTGGAAGCTGCAGCCGTAGTTCCCACAGAATCCACGCTGGTCAGTTTCTCGTAGTATTTCGGTGCCCCGATGCCTTCCAGCTTCAGAGAGAAGGTGGCAATGTCATCGTGGGGCGTTTCGTCGCTCAGTTCCGTAATGGAGTACCAGTTCCGGTCCGCCGTCTTGTTCTTGCTGTCATACCGGCAGATGTCCACCGGTTCCCCGGCGTTAAAGGCATCCCGCAGGGCCTGATAGGCTTCGTCCCCGCCGACAATGTTCCCTTCCACGCTCAGTTCAGACGTCTTGATGCCAGGATACTTTTCACCCCAGCCGCCGCTGGTCTTGTCGCTGGCATCGATGGAATCCGCACTCAGATCCAGATCACCGGACTTCTGGCCGCCGATCATGGCCCATTTGGGAGTGGTTTCCGTAGCCCCTTCCCCGAAGTTCAGGTAAATCAGTACATATTTGCCTTCCAGCTTGGTATGGACCGCCGCCAGTTTGGCTCTTACTTTATCCGCCATTTTCATTCCTCCTTAAAAACAGGCTTTCACATTGTAGACAAGGACGGCAGCACCGGGGTTTCGGCCCCGCTGCCCCTGGGCAATGCCGAACTGGATGGTATCCACATGCCCGTCCATGATTTCCGTCCCATTGAGGGCCTTCCGGACCTTCATGGTCAGATCTTCCAGCCGGAGAGCCGACTGATCCGGCACGATGATGGTCACATTAAAGGCAATGGTCCCTTCTTCGTCCACTTTGTCCTGTCCGCTAAATTTGATGTTGTCCGCCGCAATGGTCCCGGTAGCAACTGCCCCCAGGGCCGGGCCATGGACTTCCTCCACCCAGGGGATCTCCGGCACTGCTTCCTGGAGTATCTCACAGATGGCCGCGGAATAGTCCCCTATCCCCGGTAAATATTCACTGTTTTCGTCCATGAGTTCCCTCCCATCTCCGGATCTTCCCCACCGGTGAAGTCCGCCATGGTCAGGTCTTTCAGTATATCCTTGCCCAGGGCGTCATACAGCTTGTATTTCCGTTCATAGATGTCATCCTGCCGGCTGCCGGAATAGCTGCCGATCTGGACCGTGGGGTCTGTGCCCACAAGCTCCAGGCAACATTCCCGGCAGGCCACAACCACCCCGTACCGCTTCAGCAGATTGGACGGGGTGATGGCCGCTTCTGCCACCCCGTAGGTGGCAGCCAGCCGGGCCACGGCCTCATTGGCCACATCCAGGTTCCCGGCCGTCACCCGGCCCACCAAGATGGAATCCGTAATGTCTTCCGCTTTGATCAGATCCATAGCATCACCCGCCTAGTGCATCCGTGATTTTCTTGAACCGGCTCACAA